TCTATTATACCTTGATGATCAAACTTCTCTTTAGTCATCTCATATACATAATTCTCAATAGTGTAATCACCATTAGGAATATTCAGATGTATTGTACCGTATCCACCGTCATTGTTATACCAGTCTTCAACATCATCAAGAAGTCTATAAAACTTTCTTTCTAACTCAAGTTCAAAGTCTTCAGTAAGACCTATATCTGTTCTATTTTGCATACCATCTTCATTATCTGTATGTCTTAGATACCACACGTTATCTATCTGACCACTGTCACCACTACCTGAGTATTGACAGACTACATGTTTTATACCTTTGTCTGCAAGTGTTACTAATAATTCTGTTGTTGTCATACGTTTTTCTGTTTATAAAATCTACCTAATATGTTTCCGTTTAAGTACATGTCACTCTCAAGTACACCATATAAGAACTGGTGTTTTACCTCTTGATAAGTCAATTCTGTTTTGCTATAACAGATAGTCAAGATTTCTCTTTTGATCTGAACACCTTCCTTATGAGCTGCTTTAAGGATATCATTGCTACTATAATAAGCATGATAAGCAAGCTTGGATACTCTGACATAGGTTTTTTTTCTCTTATCTTTTGGAGCTGCCTTTTTACCCAGCTTTTTCTTTGTGTTTGCATAAAAATTCTTTTTGCCTATATAAGCTACAGACTTGCCGTTAATAATTGCACTCATTATGTAAACAAAGCCTACAGCACCTTCTGGTATGTGTTCATCTTTGTATACATGACCTTTGTATGTCCAACTCATAATAATTCTTGTTTTAAAATTGGGGTTAATACTTCTTGAACTTTTCTTACACCATGATCCCGGATAGAATCACTAAGATCTTTTGACATTGGAAGAAGGGCATAGTTTATACCATGCTTTTCTTTATAGTTCTTCATGGCATTAATACCAGCATCATCATTGTCAAAGAGGGTGCAGATGTTCTTGTACTTTAATTTGTATGAGTTCATTACATGCTGTGGTATAAGTGTGTTCTCACTGTCAGGTGCCACAGCCTCTGCTTCTTTGTAACCAAGTTTCATAAAGGCCATTACATCCTTAAGAGAACTGCAGATCACAAGATACTTTGTCTTCATTGTGAGTTGATCAGTACCCTGAATATAATCTCTTACTTTAATAAACTTGTTGTCCTTCATCATTGGCTGATAAATCTTATACAAAGTTCCATCTTCTCTGAAGAAACCATATATGTAATACCTACCGGTTATAGTCAGTACACGATCATCATCTTCTTTCTTCATGGTATATGAAGACAGAGGAAACACATTATACTTTTCTAAAATCTTTGAACCAATACTAAACTGGGTCCAATACTTTTGATCTAGTGTTGTCCAATTAGTTTTAACAAAATCAATTACCTTATATTTTTTCTGAATCTTAAACTCCCGTAGTGAATAATCATCTTTGTTAATCAACAGCCACTCATTGTAATCATTTACAATTTTGTGTGCAGTCTCACCTCTTGTGGTAAGATTAAAAAGATTTTGTACAAGAGCTATAGAATCACCTGATATGTTTGTAGAGAAATCTTTGAACATGTAATGGTTGGTCTTAGCTACAAACAAATTAAATGATGGCCTCTTGTCCTTTGGATTAAAAGGAGAGAGTATCATTAGATTCTGACCACACAGTTTATCTGAAAGCTTCAGATAATATTCAAAGATCCATTCTCTGGGGACCTCAGTAAGTTCTGAGATAAGCGTCTTTGTTCTAATCATAGTTGTATAAAATAAAAAAGGGGCTGTTACACCCCTTTTATTCTTGTGAATTATTAAGTTAGTCTAATTGAAAATCAGAACTTGCAGGACCTGAAATGGTATTGTCATCAGAACCAAACTCGCTAACGCTTTCAGTCTTCTTCTTCTTAATATGCTCAGTCTCATTGAATGTCACAACTCTGGATACACCATAAGCAGGACCAGCTTTGCTATACTTAGGCAAGAACAAGTCATAATTGTTATAGCCATTCTTGTCTACATACTCTTTACCACCGAAGCAATAGTCTAACACAACTCCTTTGAAAGGCTTGTCTTTGTCAAACTGTTTGAACAAAGATTCAATTGTGTCATGCTTGCCATCTTCATTAAGAAGCCAATCTCCACAACCTAGAGCTACGCACAAGTTCTTTAAGAACTTAAGCATCTCAGCATCACGGCTAATAACTATACCTTTTGCTGTTTTGCTATCTGCATATGCCCACTCACTAGCTTTTACTCTGCCTACTTGTCCCTTGTGACGACCTTTTGCCTCATTGCTTTTGTCAATGAAAAAGCCTTCAAATTCAGGACCCATATCAGGACCTTCAACATGTAAGACAATGTGATAAGAGTCTTCTTTAAACTTGAATGTTTCAAGTGTTACAGAATTGATTGTGCATTTGTGGTTTCCTGGTTGCAGCGTTTTAGGTACTCCGCCTTCTCCGCCAGCTTTGATGTCTTTGGTGTTTAATTTTCCCATTTCTTTTTAGTTTTAATTTTCATATTCTACAATTGATCTTTTTACAAAGCCTAAATCATTTGGAATTTCAAAGTCATTGAACATTCCCTTAGGTGACTTGCATGTGTTCTCACCGTTGTTAGCGGTTTCAAAGACATACTTTACCCCAGTTTCTTTTGACTTTTTCACCTTGCCAAATAAAACAATTGAAAATAAGCCCTCTAATGTAAGAACATTATCAATCATTTTACCTATGGTTTTAGCTTTTAATTTTCTGTTACCCTCAATGTCAGTACTTTCTTCTGCATGAGTTAAGAAGAAGACAGTTAAGTCATCTCTTAAATCTTTTGGTAATGTTGCTACCTTGGAGAGATTACTGGCCATCTTTGTAAACTTGTCATACCCCTTCTCTAAGGCTTTCTCCATGTACTCAAAGCCGGACATGTACTGAAAGTCATCAATCACAATGTTCTTGATTTCAGGTCTCTTTTCAGAAACATACTTCATACAAGCAACAATGTTGTCTGCTTCAGGCTTAGCATAAAGATTACCTTTAAGGTTCTCCTTAGACCAAGTCACGTACTTTGATTTCCAACCTTTAAAAGGTAGAGGTTTGTTAGCTACATTAATAATAAATGTCTCTGCTGGATCTAGAGTCTCAATGCTAGTGGACTTTCCACTGCCGGACTCTGCAATGATTAAAACACTTTGTGCCATTTTTCTTTTTATTTGCTGTTTATTAATTCATTCAGCCATGGTTTATAGCTGACTGGTTTCTTTAATAAAATTGCAGCCAAGTCTCTGATAGTCATCTGATCCATTGGTAAGTCTTCATTTGCATTAGGCAATTTGAACACCTCTTCTTCTTTTTTCTTGACATCTTTTTTGGCTTCTTTGATTAGAACTAATTCATCTACAGGTACTAGATACCTTACGTGTCCAGTCTGTGGATGAGGATCAGTCATATCATACTCCTCTTGAAAGTGCGGATTAAAGTTCCACCTATACAGGCGTCTCTCCGTATCTTCAGGGATTAATTCTTTACTGGTGAATTCTACGTAAACGTCTTCACCTTTATTGATCTCACTTGCAAAGAATGCAATATGAAGATCTGTTTTACCGTGTGGACGGTACGCCATTTTAGGGATGAATAATGCATCAGATACTCCATTGCTGTCAAGCGTTGGCTGATGAAACTCCCGGAGCTTGCGTAAACGCTCCTTCTTGTCTTCTGGTTTGTCTGTTGTTGATATCATGTTCTTAATCTTTTTTCTTGTGTTGGTGGCGGTGCAGTTTCTGTAATTTGCATTTTATCAAATTCTGCTTTGAAAAAACTTACACGGGTATTACCGTTTCTAACTTTCAGAAAATGAATAGCCATCACCGCTTCACTGTCTATTATGTACCTGTCTGGTCCATAATACCTGATCTTTTGTTTACCTGGTCTGTTAATGCCCACTAACATATCAGCATGCTGGAGAAGCGCATCTGCACCAAAGAGATCTGATTCAAGAATGTAGTTTCCATACTTTCCGTCTTCATTTCTTTCAGGGTTGTCTATGTTACGGTTCAACTGACTGAGGATAATAAAAGCAATTGGATACCTCCTCTTCAGATTTGTTAGTGCCTCACCTAGAGAATAAAGTGTATCATACTTGTCCTTCTCATAGGCATCTTTTTTCAAGAGTAAACTGTGGTCAAGTGTTACAATTGTTTTCTTGTAAACCAAACCCTTCTCTTCTTTTACTGCATGTTCATTCATGTAAGCTGCAATGATTTCTTTGAATTCACTTACAGTACATGGTTCTTCTACAATGTCAATAGGATACTTTACTCTTTCTTGTGCATAAGCATAGCACTTATTAAGTTCTTCTGTTGTAATCTTACCTTCAGGATCTGCACTACATAGATACTTGTAAGTTTTACCAAGAACACTTGCATATTCACGGATGGCTGTTGTCCTTGATAGCATTTCAAACTGGAATTCTAATACTCTAAAATCATCACCTGCATTAAGCTTAAAAGCTTCACGCACAATCTGATCTTTGATTAATGTCTTTCCACTTGCTGGCCTACCACCTATTACGGTTGTAGAGTGCCATTCAATACCATCTGTTCCAGCATCATTCCATCTGGGCCATGGTGTTTTAATGCTACGGATTTCACCTTTCATCCTACCTTGCAGATAGAGCAGAGAATCTCTGAACCCATCGCGTTGGCTTTTCCACGCTGTTGTTTTTTTGTCACTCATAATAAATTGGATGTCTCTTGAAGATGCTTTGTTCTAGTTGAGACTAAAGCAAAAATAAGAATAAATTTTCATTTAAACTACATTTTCAGAGAAATAATTTTTGTCTGTATCCATATCACCAGACTCAATGACAGCGCACATGTTAGCCAGTTCTGACCCCCATGTTTTATCTGCTTGTTGTTTGCGTATAAAGTACTGAGAGGTTTGCATATACATGAAGTTTTTTGTTTCATATTCATCTACATACATTGCTGTTGCTTGAAGAATAGTATCCCAGTTATAGTCATATGTCTTCATGAACCATTCAAATGCAGTTTGTACATTCTTTTTGTCAGATCTTGCAGCTTTACCACTTGGCAAACGCATCTTTGGGAACAGTAAAAGATAAGCGTCAATGTTTTTCTGATAGTCATTACCCATCAGGACATTGTTTACTTTCTTCTTTGTAGTTTTAAACTGGCTATCCATCTCATCTAAGAACTTGTTAGCCTCAGAAGAGAGTTCATATTTAGGGCCTGTTGCATCAGTAAGGTCTTTGATCCATAAGTTCTTGACCAAAACTCTTAGTTCAGCGTGTAGATTTATATGTTGTGATGCAATTCCTTCTCTAATACAACATATGAGATAAAACTGATTGGGTGTAAGTTCTTTTTGTGCTATCTGCATAAAGATCTCCATCAAGTCAAGACTTTTTTTTGTTGGCATAATTTTGTAATGTTCAAGATTTTTTGTATATTAAAAGTAAAGATTTAAAGTTTATGTCAAGAGCTTCATTTGTAACTTACTGTGTATTAGTCACAATAATTTTAGTACTGTCAGCATTAGTTGTATTCCGTAACCGTCAAGTTACTGATTATGCCAGTAATGAAAAAGCTTTAAAAGATTCCATATCAGCTCTCTCTGTTGAGATTGATTCAAGTCATGCTAGACAACAAAGACTTGAGCGTCAACTAGATGGATTATCTACAATAGAATCACAAGTAATAATTAAAACACATGATAAAATCAATTTCATTTACAGCGTTGCTACTCCTGATGAGCTCGATTCAATTATCCGGTCAAACTGGAAAACCAAATCAAGATACAATTAAGTGTTATGGAGTTACTGAACTCAAGCACATAGCTACAAGTCTTGTAGAAGGAAAAACCTGTGATACTCTTTTGTCTATTTCTAAATTAAAACATCAGGTTAAAGACAGTCTGATCTCTGAAAAAGCTTTTGAGATTACCAGACTTAATGGTGTTATTACTTTTAAGGATAAACTTATTACTGATAAAGAGAATCAGATTGAAGACTTGAATACAAAGCTAGCTTCTGAAATTAAGAAGCACAAGTGGACCAAGTATGGCTGGGCTGCTACAGCTACAATCCTTGGAACACTTGCGTTGCTTCTTGCTCTACACTAATCTACCACACTATCTTTTCATTGAACTGTTGTTTAACAAGTACAGATACTTTATTAAACATATCTCCTGAATCCCATTTCTCAAGTTGAGCATGAGCTGCAGAAGCAGGATGACTTGTCATAATTTTAAAATTATTATCCGGTATGCTGTCTGCCCACTCTTGTGCCTTCTTACCCATGAACACATATATTATTCCTGGATTGTTGTACATAAGAATATCAAGTACAAAAGCAATAAACGGTTGCCATATCTTATAGTGCTGACCAACCTTGTTAATGGTTGTTGTCAGAGAACTATTAAGCATTAGGATACCTTGATTAGACCATCTCTTAAGGTCTGGATCCCATGTAAAACCATCCTTGTATACTGTACTTTCAAGTTCTTGGTACATGTATTTGAGGGAAGCCTCAATCTTATTCAAGTTGCTACATGAAAAAGCTATACCATCAGCAGCGTTTATATGAGGATACGGATCTTGCCCAATCATAACAACCTTAAGATCTTTGTATGGACATTCCTCAAATGCCCTGAAGAGTTGCTTTACAACAGGTGTAAATCTATTACCTTGCTGTGCTTCTTTGAGTAATTGTTTTAGAATCTTGTCAAAGTCTTCACTCATAATAAAAGTCTTAAGCTTATCTGCCCAGCCTGATGGTTTCAACTTCTCAAAAAGTTTAAGTTTTATCTCATCTAAATTTACAGTGTTTAGTGTGCTCATTTTAAATTTTAATTGTTTAAATTTTGTATGTATATTTGTTCATGGAAAATCAAGAACCAAAAAAACCAGAGACTATAACTCATCCGGTAATAAAACCTGAAGCCATAATTAAAATTGAAGTTTCAGAATTCTACCTTAGACGTTGTCAAAAGCTTTTAATTGCATTATCTGGTCATATGGGTAATGATAAGTTTATTGAAACTCTGAAGAAACTTGAAGAAGAGAAACCTCTTGAAACCCTTGATGAAGCTATACTTGATGTTGTATTACCTCTTGTAAACACAATAGAACAAGCTGCTAAAGAACAAGGGTTTGTTGAAGAGAAGACCTTTACTCCTGAAGACATGATGAAAATCTATGAGTCTATCTAAAGTTTATTCCTGCTAAATCTCCCGTATCAATTATTGCTTCTATTACACTGCTTAATTCTTCCTTAGAACAATCAGCTAAACTTTTACAATATAAAACCTTTTCATTGTTGTGGTATGTAACAAAACATAACCCAGCAGTTTTCTTCATTTCAAATTTTAATTCTGCTACAGTGTGACCTGTGCTTCTTGCAAGCTCTGCTAAACATGCATGTATTTTTGCTAATTGATCTAGAGTGCCATCATCTTTGTTAGAATCCATGAAGATGTTTACAGTTTGATCTTGTACAAGAGCATTCAGGAAAGCTTCATACTTAGCTCTATGTGTAGCAACTGGTACTAGCTTTCCATTTTCTGCCTTAATAAACTTGCCATGAAACATGTTGTACTTTTGTTTGCTCATACTATTCTATTTTAGCTGTGAGACCTTGCTCTAGCAAAGCTTCACAGATTGGTTTGAGTTTGTCATAGCTACCATTCTTCACACCGGTTCTTCCCTGATAATGTATCAGCATTGCACATTGTTCTGCCTGTATAGGATCATGATTACAATATGCTATGAAACATTGTATTACATGTTCAAATGTGTTTACATCATCATTGTATACTACTATACTTTTTGTTTTTTCTGTGACCTCTTTTATGAGGACATCCATTTCTTGTTCTATTTCTGGTTCAAATATCATCTGTTTTGTTGTAAAAAGTTAACCACTTGTCTCTTTCTTCTATGGCTTCAAGCCTTGGTTTGTCTATTTCTACTATAGACTCACCACAAAGACCAAGATCAGTATCTATTTCTTCTAATAGTCTGCTTAGTTCTCTAAGTTTTTTCATCTGAGTACCTGATATCCAAGACTCTCCTGAACTAATTTCATTAAGAACATGTCTTTGTTCTGTCAGTTTCTTTAAATTAATTTTCATTGTCAAATAATTTGTCAAACATTGTATGATTCCAGCAAAGCTTTATCTGCTCACTGTTATAGTGTTTTATTTCACGGGTCTTCTCATTTGCGACTACCCAGATTGTGTTCTCATGTGGACCATAGTCAATGACCATTATAGCCACACCATCTCCATGAGGTGTTTCCACCCATAGAACTTGTTGTAATTCATGTATTGCTGTCATAATTATTACAGTTTAAAATATGTATCTTATTGTGTTCCAATTGATTATGCTGTCATGCAACTCAGTCCATTCTTTTATGTACTGAGCTTTGAGATCATGCTTGTATCTGATATTCTCACCACCATACTGTGATATCTTTACTTCCTGTATATCAGGATTCCACAATAAATCTTCTCCAGGAAGAGAGTGTATTAAGTTATACTGATGCTTACCTTCATTGTGAGTAAGAAAGATTACCTCAGCTTTGACTTTGTCTTTGTTTTTTATGTACCGGTTTACCTCATTAAAGAGGACTTTATAGTTTTGTAACCAGCCAATAGTAACAATTACAGGAGAAAAGTTTAAGTGTACATCATATCCTGCATTAATAAATTTATCAACTGCTTGTAATCTTTCTGTAATACTGCTTGTATTAGGTTCTAAATAGTCAGCATAAAATTGAGGCATAAGACTAAATCTGATGCGGATCTTCCCTTCAGGATTATACTCAAGCAGTTTCTCATTTACGTATTTGGTAGCAAAAGATCCCATGGCTAGCTCATGACTCTTAAAGAAATCAAATATCTTCTCCCACTCATGGTGTTTTGCATGTAAAGCAAAGTCTTCATTGCATGAGATGTCATAAGTAATATACTTCTCATGTGTTTGATTAGGCTTCTCTACTGTAGCAAACCAAGCATGATGGTCAATAGCTGTGAGTATATCTTCTGTGTTGGTTGCAATATCTAAACCTTCTGGTTTATGTCTCTTCATGTAGCAGTAAGTACAGTCATACAAACACCCATGACCGAAGCTTGGACTAATGAAGTC